TCTTCGGGCTCGGTTTCATCACCGAAAAGATCCTCTTCAGATATGCCGTCGTCTGGGTCAGCATCGGCCTCGATCTGCTCTTCTTCGCCTTCATCGGGGTCTGGTGCGTCCTCGGGCTCAGGCTCGTCTGATCCGCCCTCGTCCTGCATCTCAAGCCACTGCTCAAGTGCTGCCTTGTGCTTGGATTCGTCTCGCTTGATGGCTTCCGCCATTTCTTTGAGCTGTGGGTCAGTGGCCATCTCGATCAGCTGGTCGATTTCATCTATGCCTTCGCCTTCACTGGCCAGTATGGCGCGAACGCGATCTAAATCGGAGCCTTTCTCCAGCTCCTCGTCTTCTATATATTCTTCTTCATCCATAGAATTACCTTCTAATCGGGGAACGTGGATGTCTCCGAAATCGATACCTTTGAAAATCATAAGAGGGAAAGTTATTTATACTAAGCATACATATGTATGCATTGGAGATGTACTGAGATGGTAACAGAAGGCGCAATGATCATAATCCAGAACAAAGAGATCAGAGACGTCCTTGCAAAGAAGGACACAAAGATAGATCTTCTCAATTCTGTGATCGAGGAGGCATTAAATGATATCATGCTTCAGATTTTCGGCGCAAAGCAGCTTTGTGGTGAGGGTGAGAGTGCTTTTACTTGGATGCCCCCAACCGAATACATTCCTCGGGCAGGAACTGATGCCTTGGTGAAGCTGGCAATCGAGATGAATATGAAGGCATACGGGGAAATCCGATGCACTCCATTAATCCAGATGAAGAGGGCCTAAAATGCCCTCTTGCCGTTTTTGGGAGACCCAGGCAGATGGGTTTCACGGTTGGTGTGAGCATCCAGACGCCCAACCATGTACGCCGTGCATCCTGAATACGGAGGACTATTGCACCCTCCGAGAGCCAACTTGGACCAGCATTAAGGTGTCTCACGACACCTTGCTGAAGCTGGAAGAAGCCATGCCAGTGATTGTGAAGATCGCAGCCGCGCACGGCCAGCCGGTGCGCTCCAAGGACGCCGCAATTAACGTGCTCCTGGACCTACTTTAAGCCGTGGTAGGGTCCCAATCCCGGCCAGTCCTTCTTTTATAATCCGACTCATAATCACTGTCCTTTGGCGGCTTGTACGGATGTTCTCGCATGTATCGCTCGGTCTCTGCTGGCGATCTTATGCCGTATCCTCTCGGTAAGGGATCGTGTAACGGATCTCCCGCGAATGGATCATCTTTCGGATTGCGCTGTGTCTGTCGGCTTGGTGCGTTTTGTCGGGTGGTGTTGCCTTTGCCAGATAGCAACTCGTGAGACTTGATTCCAGCCGCATCGATCATGACATTTGCCTGAAAATTCAGATCTTTCGATGATGCGAAATCTCCTTTGGACTTCGCCGCGTTGGCCTGCTCATGTAGTGATATAACGGCTGCAATCACCGTTTCTCTCTTCAGTTTTCCGGATTTGAGATTCTCCTGAATGGTATCTTTTGCAGATTTTACCTTATCAGCCGGTTTCGGCTTCTCCTCCGCTGTCGGCTTCTCGGGCTGCTGGGGCTTGCTCTCGGGTTTCTTCTCGGGCTCTTTCGGCTTGCTCGTATTCAGCCATCCGATCTTGTCCAATGCGCTGCCACCACTCAAGAGTGTCTGGATAGCACCGGACACTCGTCCCTGGCTGGCTGCTTCCGCACGCCTTTCCAGCTTCCTCTTCGTCTTGGATGGCTTCTTGGAGCCGCCTCCTGAGCCCGACGTGAACTTGCCATCGTCTGCACGGGGGTGCTTGGATTCCTCCCAATCACCATCTTTCTTGAGTCGATGATTGGTACCGCCAAGAAGTATAGAGCCATCCGGGGCTACGTGGTGCCGCCTAGCCTCTTCGAACCAATCAAGATTACGGAGGATAGACTTGAGGATGGGTATGCGCATGATCATAAATATTACCTCAACAATATTTTTCGGCTTCGCGGCCCATCTCTTTCAGAGCCTGCCAGTCATCCATCAATGCCCGACAACGGGCTACCATAGCCCGGTGGGCCTCGTGGGCTTCATACTCTTCTTCAGAAATCATGTTAAGTCGATCCGGGATAATCAATTGGCAAAATGTGATGAATGCAATTCGGATGCAGGAGGCCCTGTGAAATGGCAGTATCAAGAGCAGGATACTCTTTCGACTTTCCCGAGATAGATACAATCTTCCCGGCCCACTCGCGGCATACGTCGCAGGTGTTCGGCCTGATCTCACGAGAAATCAAGACCAGATCCTCTTTCTGCTCGACTGCCCGGTTGATTGATCCTTCGTTAAATGAGTTCCTAGCAGCTGTTATCGCCACCATCTGAATGTAATCTGCGATCCCCAGCTCTTTGCCGTCTATCGTCTTGTGACCTATGATCCTGCCTTTCAGGCCTGTATAGTCAGCCTTCTTGTTAGCCAGCGCTGCCTGTGCCCGTCTCTTCTCCGATTCGGCTATGACCTCTTCTATGTGTCTGCCCAGCTGGGCATCCGTCTCTTTGAAACGGTTGAACTCTTGGGTGGCCATCGCCTGAGCAGCCTTGGCATGAGGCCCCTGGAGTGATCCTGCCCGAGATCCTGCCAGATAAAGACCAGGTATAGATGTGCCCAGCCAGGAGGCCGCATTCACCAGCAGCTCTCTCCGGATCCGGTCGGTGAGGGCCCTCAGCCTGTCCGGGTTATCGAGGTTGCTGTCGATGGCTGCCTTGATGGCCTTCTCACCTCGCTTGTAGAGCAGAGCGATGATAGCGGCGGTCTCCTTGATCCTTTTACGGGGGTCCTCTTCTTTGGACTTGCTCTTCACCGCCTTCTCGATCTCTGACTGAGGGAGCTGGGATAGAAGGAAGGTCTCTGGTCTGCCGGCAGCACGCCAGAGCTTGCGCCGCAAGTCTGGCAGGTCATAGCCCAGAGCTCGAGCTCTGCGCCAGAATGGGGAGGTGAGCAGGTCGAACCGTTGCTGATCGGTGAGGGGGGCATCGGTCAGGTAGCCGGTCTCACGGATTAGAGAGAGAAGTTCGGAGTTCATCTTCGTAGCAGCGCGGAGACCCCACCCTTTAGGGTGGGGAGGAGCGCGTGCTTACACCTCCGGAAAGTATATATCACATAACCACCTACTATATGAATGTGCTTAGGACGGTTACTTTCAAGCTTGGGTTGGTAGATCAAGATCGGATGGCTCTCCTCGATACGATGAGAGCATATACCAAGGCGTTCAACGAATCCGCCCGATGGGGATTTGATAACAAGACGTGGAATAAGGTCGATAACCATCACGCTACATACAAGCTTGTTCGTCAAAGCACGGATCTTCCTTCGTCGCTCGTCCAGGGAGCAAGAGATTGTGCTTGCGAAGCTCTGAAAGCTGTCAAATGCAAAACGCTTCCAGAACGCAAGCCTCTTGCAGCTATGAGGTACAATCAACGAGTCGCCACAGTCAACCTGATCCACGGTATCGCTACTATAGCATCTACCAAAGGACGGGTCAAAGCAACGTTCTTCGTGCCTCCAGCCTATCGAGACTACCTTGGATGGAAGATCAAATCGTCCACGATATCCTATGATCGAAGAGCCGACACGTTCTATCTGCATGTGTCCCTTGAACATAACGATCTTGAACCTATAACCGAGTTCAAAGTGCTTGGTATCGATCGAGGTATCGTGAACATTGCAGTCTGTTCCGATAACACGTTTTACAACTCGAAGAAGGTCAAAAATACTAGAGCTAAGTATGCTCACCTTCGCGCTGAGTTGCAGTCTAAAGGCACCAAGTCGGCAAAACGCAAGCTCAAGCGTCTCTCCGGCAAGGAAAGACGGTTTATGACTGACGTGAACCATTGCATATCGAAGCAGATCGCGAACTCGGATTTTACGGTGTTTGCTCTCGAAGATTTGAGCAAGATCCGAGTCCAGAAGCGAAGAGGTAAGCAGTTCAACCTCAAGCTCAACAACTGGTCGTTTTACCAGCTCGAGCAGTTTCTTCGGTACAAGGCTGAGACCCTTGGGAAGCACGTGCTTCTCGTAGACGCCAGGTACACCTCGCAGAAGTGCTCTAAGTGTGGGCACGTCTATAAGGGGAACCGTGAAGGTTCTTCGTTCCGATGTCGCAAATGTGGATTTGAACTCCATGCCGACCTCAATGCTTCGCGTAACATAGCTCAGGCGGGTATATCTTGCCTGAGTAGGCTGCCCTGTCAACCAGCCGAATGTAGCCCAACATGATCGGAGCTACAAGCCCCTCCCTTCAGGGAGGGGTAGTTGACGCTATGGCCTGGTCGTGGACTGACATACTCCCAGGGCTAAAAGCACCTGGGGTTCTGTTGTTAGCTGGATTCAAGCCAGAGCAACTTTAGGGCTATCAGTGGTCCCTTTGCATACATCCCTGTCTGTATGCAATCGACCTATGCACGGACGCTTTGCAATATTGAATCCTGCATTACTGTCAGCATGGTCAACGTGTCCACAATGAGGACACTTGAAACTCTTTTTGTTCCTGTCTCCAATGAGTCCGCACCTACTGCATGATTTTGAAGTATATGCTGGATCAACATAGGCGACCTCTACACCAAGCAGCTTAGCCTTATATTCTATCTGACTTTGGAGTTGATAGAATGACCAACTGTTCTTAGCATAGCGGAACGACTTTGTATTATGCTTACCGCTTCTGATTCCGGTAAATGTGTTCGGGTTTCCGCATCACCACGTCGCGCTCCTAGGCTTTTGCGGACATTACCGCGCTTCTACTGACCCGGTGTGTTTATCGAAATACAAGCTGCGAACGGAGCGTTTCCGGGGTCTTGTTTCCATATGTCGCTTCTGCGATCATATGCTGTGATTTGATCTTCCTTCCAACCCGATAATCTGTTGTGGAATCTCCACAAAAATCATAATCAAGCGTGTGGTTCATCGGATTACCTCTACGGCTTTCGTCTTGATCCTGTCGCTTAAATCTGGTCGACCACCATCATTACATTTCATCGCCAGATTTTCTGCAAGAATTAGAACGTACTCTTTGCTCGACCATCTCACGGGGCAGTCCAGAAGCTCGATCAACGCATCTACGCGCCTGTCGAGGTCGAGGGTGTAGCTGGGCATTTGGGCCTCTCAGTTGTAGCCGTCCACTGCGGCGGATGATGCTATATATGGGCCGGTGGCGCAATCGCAATCATCTTCGTCTTCGCCACAAGTGCATCCAGCTGGGGCAACTGCCATCCCTGCCATAGACCGGGCCAGACCGTCAAAGTACTCTTTCTGGGCCTGTTCGAAGGCGTTCTTGTAGCCCGACGCCCAGGTAATTTGCATAACTCGGTTCATGGGAATGGTGATGCAGGAATCCTCGCCTGTAACGCATTCTACGACGCCAGGCCCCTGGCGGATCTCGCCACAGAGTACGGTCGGGACGGTGCCTCTGATGTGGAACTTAAGTCTCTCCCAGACCGTCTCGGGATATGTCAGAACGTAAATCATAAAACCTCCTGATGGCGATTATTGATATAGCCACGCAAATTGTAGTATTCGTATCCTACCAAGAACAGTAAGGCTTGGGGGATATCGCCGGTCTGGTAAAAACCAAAACCGATCATTCCGTTGCTGATCATCCATACAGAGAACCCGATCTTCCGGGTGCGTCTGGTTGCGCTGGATACCAGCCGGGCACCCAAGAGAGAGAGGAAGACGATCAGCCAGGGGTAAAGACTATAGACTGGATGGGGCAAGATCCGCACCACCCAATATCGCGTCTATCGCGCTCTTACCATCCAGCAGGCTTGCTATGGGGCTGTCGCCATGCTCTTGCAGAGCGTCGTTCGTCTCCTGCTCCACATAGTTTGGCAAGCCCAGGTTGTCGATGATGGTGTCCCGTATTCCCTTCTGCTGTGATAGATCCCAACCAGCTTTCTCGAAGAGACTCAGGATAGCCACTACATCCTGGGTGGCTATGGGGACAATAGGATCATAGACGATCCTGGGCATGGGTGTACCCTTCTCGAACTCGAAATGTGGGTTGAGGGCGAATAGCCGTCTGACTGCTTGGTTGTTGATCGACTCCTGGAAGCTCTGCAAGTTGGCTTCGACTGCTAGCGTGAAGTTGTCCGTCTTATCCCTGCTGAGAGCAAGACTGCCAGTTCCTCCCATCCCGAGCGCCAGGAACTCTGTGAACGTGCTCATGAGCACCGCTTTTGCCTCAGCCTCGATCGAGCTGGTTATGTGGTTGACTATATCGCCGTTTGTGGACGGCTGCAGGAACCCTATCTTAATGGTGGGGCCATTCTGGTCCCAGACTTGGGGGGTGATCAGCCAGTGCTGCTCCTGCATGGATATGCTCTCGAGGCTTTCCGTGATGCTGATGTAAGATCCGTATGCTTCTTGTGCTACTGGATCGTCAGGATTGGCCGCAAGCAACGCCGGAGCACTGGCTATGTTGGCCGGAACCTCAGCCCACGGTATTCCCGCACCTCCTCTTTCTATAATTATATTTCTATAATCTTCAAGATACTTCTTAGTCCTCCAAGATCGCCAGGCAGATCGCAGGACTGACCGGCCTTCAGGCGAGTCCTTGCCGGGGTCTGATCTGAGGAGGAGGATCTTCTGGATAGGGATAAATGTGGTTTTGTAGTCTGGTGCTGCCAGCTGGGTAAATCCCAATAGACGGGTTACGTCCTGGGGGTCGTAGTCCCAATGAAAAACGCTGTCCGGAGCCCGGTACGCAAGGTTGGACCATCCTATGAGGCCGTCATCGTACTGCGAGGACATCCGTTCATCTTCGTGATCTCCGGCTCGTTCCTTGTAGACGATCTCCAGGGGGAGGAATCCGTACTGTGGCACCGCACGGGCTGCGGTGGCGATGATAGTCTGCCAGCTGTGGGTCATGTCAGCCATGCATTCCTGCAGGAACTCCGCAGAGCCATTATCTTTGTTGGCGTCGTCTACCACATCCACCTTCCAGTGGGCGCGGCGGATGAAGACTGCGAAGGCGCTGAGGGCTGCTCCTACGTAGGCGTCATTATCGCCCATCTCGGTGTAGGTCTTGAACAGGGCTTGACCCTGCAACTGCGGGAGGAAGTCGCGTTTGATCCACCCCGGCATGAAGTACTGCAATCCTGAGCGCCCATACTGCTGGCCAGCGAGCGCCCTTGGGCTCTGGATGAATTTGGGATAGATACCACCATTGGGGGCTGCTGGGGGCTGGGGGGATTGTGGCATGAGAGACTTCCTACTTGATGGGTACTTGATGCGGTTCTACAAAATCGATAACATGAGACTATGATGGAGATTTGGCTGCTCTATTCTTTCTTATCGGCCTTGTGCCGGTTCGTGCTCCGGCTTACCGCCCGGAGGTTCCTCTTGCTGTTGGAGCCGCCGTGCGACAGTGGTACTTTGTGGTCGGCTTCTTTGCCATCTCCGCGCTTGAGCCCTAGTTTCCTGCGGGCCGCATTGCGCTGTGCCCGTCGCTTGATCTGCTCGGGCTTCCCGTGGTAGCTGCGATATTCTTCCTTGTAATCCCGGGCCTTCTCTTTCTCCAGGACAGCCTTCAGGATCGGGATTCGCATGATCAAGAGTGCATCACTTCCAGGGGGGGATTCGTTTAGCTCCGACGAATGTGAGCTTTGTGACCGGCTCTCTGTAGTTCAGTATGCCAGCTACACAGATCTCCAGGCTGTCCGGGCCGTCATCGTGAGCCTTTGGATTGGGTGCGGCCTTGAGTTGGGCAATCAGCTCGGGATAGGCAGATGGCCAATCGCTCCTAAAGCAAAGCTGGCCGTTGGCATAGTGAGGTTGCAGAGATCGTATTCTGTCTACCTTCGGCGCTGTGTTCCAGACCGTCTCGAAGGGAACTATCACGCCCTCCTCCTTCTGCCGCCTCTTCAGGTCCAGAACGAAAAGGGAATCTCCCGGCGCGCTCTTGGCGTGCCCCAGTGAGTTGGATTCTATGCGGAATAACTGATAACGATATTGGACTTGCTTCTCAATGATTTTGGAGATGGACTTGTCCTGATTATCTACTGACAGGTCGCAATCCCAGACCAGCCAACGGCCATCCGGTAAGACCAGGACGGTTATGAGGCCGGCGTAGTCTGCGCCCCCTTCTGATGGATCCAGGGCTCCAAAAGCCTTGCAGGTCTTCGGGTCGACCTCACTCGGGTTGATCTTGTGCATCAGGTCAGGATTGAAGATCTTGCCCGCCGCGTCTAAGGGCCTTTGCTGGTATAAAGCTTCCCAGTAGAACGGACCGACTGCTATCCTCCGACGATCAAGCCATTCTTCGGGAAATCGTGCGGGCCAGTACGAGCCGCCCACTTTCCGGCCTAACGGATCCGGGCCGCCTTCTGCTATAGCAGGAACGCTCAGGACTTCCCAGTCTTCGCCGTCTTCTGACTCCATCTCAGCCACCAGACGGCCCACCAAGTCGTCCTCTGCCCAGCGAGTCATAATGACTACTACAGCGCTGTTCGGAGCAAGACGGGTGTACAGCGTCGACCTATACCAATCCCAGATCTTGTCCTGGACCACCTTAGAAGAGGCTTCTTCGGCGTTCTTGACTGGGTCGTCTATGATCGCTACCGAGGCACCGCGCCCAGTGATCGGGCCGCCGACGCCTGCTGCCGTCAAGCCTCCACGGTGGCCTTTGATTCCCCATTTGGAGACTGAAGAGCTGTCGGTGGAGACTGATGTACCCCAGAGAGTTGGACCCCATTCTCTCAGCGTCTCCCTGGCTATCCGGCTGAAATCGTATGATAGGTCCGCTGCGTAGGTACTGAGTATAACCTCTGAATCTGGGTTGCGGCCCAAGTACCAGGCAGGGAATTTCTTAGATGAGACCTCAGACTTCCCACCCCTGGGTGGCAGGCAGAATATTGCTCTGTCACATCCTCCCTCGCCTCTGGTAGCGGCCTCAATCTCTTCCAACTTAGCACAGATCAGTTCAAGGTGTTTGGCCCTCTGCCACCTGCCCCCGCCGTCCAGCTCGAGGAAATCTAAGAGGTGCCGGGATGCTAAGACCTCTTTGGCCTTTCGCTCAAGCCCCCTTTTCTGGCGGGGCTTCAGCGGCTGCAATAATTGCTCTAAGCTGGGCATCGCTCAAATCCTCCAAAGCCGATGCCTTGCGGCTCTCGGGATCGTCCCCGGAAAGTTCTAGCTCCAGACGGGCACAATCAGAGAGCATCTTTGTACCCACCGGCCAATAGATTGATGCAGATCCCAGGGTGAGCTTGTGCTCCTCACCGTCCGATACTGCAAATTTATCCCCGAGGTTCACGGATAGAAGCTGCTTTGCCCGGAGCTTTCCGAGATTGACAACCTCCAGTGTGTCAACGATCTCTTGCACCGCCTCGTTTCGCTTTGCGTCGTGTTTCGCAGCCCTGATCTCTTTTCCGTCGGCGACAAGGTCTTTTAGATCCCATACGGCTATTTTGTATCGCCTGATGGTTTGATACAATTTCGGTTCGCCTAGATCGTTTGCTATCGCTCTAGGACTCTTTTTTTTCTTGAAAGATTCCTCTATGAAATCGATATGAGGAGCTAACTTTTCGAATGCCATAATAATCCCGATACAATGATACAAAATGATACAATCAAATGTCGCAAAAAGAAAGGTGGCTGGTCGGTGGCCAGGGAAAGGAGGGAGAGGAACCCTGACCACCGGGTTGGGATGATCATCTTGGTGCCAGAAAACCTCTTTTCGGAGAGGCTGCCCTGAGCGCTTTCTCAACACGGATGGCTTCTTCTACGAAATCCAAGTCGTAGTTGCTCCATTCCTGGATGCATTTCCAATCAATATCGCAACGTCGCGGCATGATAAGTTCCTCTTGGAGATAACAAGGAGCCCTCTTTGGCCGTTGAAGACCAGAGGGCTAGCGTAGTCCTTTTTCCGCCAGGCCAAATGAGGCGGTGCATGGGGTGATTAGGATATCACGGGCGGAGCCATCCGCCCAGGATCAACAGCAGCCGGTCGAACTCCGCCGTGCTGCCTTCGAAGTGGAGGCCCTGACCAGTGACTGTGATAGCCGGGAGCTGGTTGGCGGCACCGTCTTCCCACAAGTCGAGATCGATTACTCTGTCTGCCATGCTACCTCGTGCTTACGGAACCTGGCGACCTCGTCCGGCTCGTCGTCGAACAGATACGGAAAATTTGGATAGATAGCCGCCTTCCGATACGGCTTCTTGCGTTGCTTCTTGCGTTTTTTGATGAAAGACATTGTTAATCACCAGAAAAAGTAGATAGAGGATACGAAAAGTGCGGAAGCGCCCGCACTACACACCCTTATGGCAGCACATGTATTTAAATCTTTCTAATGCTGCTTTCTTTGAACGGTTGCTCGCACGGTGGCCCATGCTCCCGGAGTCGTTGAATATCTCTCCACAGTGCTCGCATGCAGCGAACCCGTTCTTGTCGATNNGATTCGACCAGTCCGGCCAGCTCCTCCGGTGGCAAAGTTCTATGGATGCTCATAATTTCGCCCCCTGGCTGAGCAGCCTTATTCTAACGGATTTCGGTTTGTAGTAAAGCCCCTCGGAGAAGAGGATATCAGAGATCTCGTCAGGCGTCTTTCCGGTCTGATGCAGATCCCACATACGAAGGTCAAGCTCCTTCCGGGATATTGCGACTGGTTCCGGGCGATCGCCTGTTGCTTCAGCCTCTTGTGGCTCTTCTTCTGGCTGTTCTGTGGCTGGTTCGGGTTCGTCTGCCTTTTTGGGCTCTGGTTTGGCCTGTGCCTTGCCTTTCATCCTACCAATGTAGGCTGCTCTGGCTCGTATCTTCGTCCACGGAACGAGCTTGCCTTTCTTTTCTAATTCTGCGGCTATATCGAGAGCACCAATGCCATCCCCAAGCATCCTGTCCACCTCAGCCAGGGTCTCGGGATCAAGTGGAACGTTCCGGGATTCCCGGATAGTTGCCTTGCCCTTGTTGTACCTGTGCCGCACCGCGTCCAATGTGGTGCCGCATATTTCGGCTATCGTCCTCCAGGTGCGTATCTTCCCGTCCGGTCCTGGTGTGT